ACCATAGCCACGCTCAAGCCCATGGCTACGGAACCTCCTGCTCCGCTCAAGCCCGCATTCCCTGATCGTAAGCTCTCAGCAGAGTTGAGCATCGCGCCGCCTGTGTTCGCTCAGGCGTAACACTGTGACATCACACGATCCACGTGAAACAACCTGTGAAACAATGGCTGCGAGACTGAACCCAAAGAACGATGATCGTGCACGAGATGCCATCCGAACCACCCAGCTCGTTAAACGGTTGGGTGCGTTCGCTCTTTCGGAAAACGACGAGCAAACTGGAAAGCCGGTGGAAATGACGCCGGCACAGGTCAAAGCTGCAGTCGCTTTGCTCAAGAAAACGATCCCCGATTTGCAGTCGATTGAGGGATCTCTCGATCTGCACCTTCACAAGCACGAAGAGGCCATCAAGGAATTGGAATGAGCAAATGCATTCCAGAAAGTGTCTCCGATCCCCGGGCTGATACTTCGCATCGAGGAATAACTTTCCTTTGAGCAGCCTCTCTGACCGCGAGCGCGCGGTTCGGCAGAAACTTAAAGACGACTTCACCCATTATGGTCCGCGCTGCCTGCGCATTCGGACCAAGTCCGGTGACGTAGTCCCCTTCGAACTCAATCGGTCTCAGCGCTTTCTGCACGAACGCCTTCAGGAGCAGTTGCGCACCAAGGGTAAGGTCAGAGCGTTGGTCCTCAAGGGCCGGCAGGTCGGCATCTCGACCTACATCTCTGGCCGCTTCTACTGGCGGGTCAGTCATCGATTTGGAGTGAGGGCCTTCATCCTCGCGCATCTCGATACGGCGTCAGAAAACCTGTTCGGAATGGCGAAGCGGTTTCACGAGAACTGCCCCGAACTGGTCAGGCCTCAGACCGGCAAGGCGAACGCCAAGGAATTGAGCTTTTCAGGATTGGACAGCGGCTACAAGGTGGCAACGGCTGGAACTGCGGAAGTCGGACGCTCTGAAACGATCCAGTTCTTTCATGGATCTGAGGCGGCGTTCTGGCCCAACGCGCAAAACCACAGCGCCGGTCTGAAGCAGGCCATCGCCGACGCGCCAGGCACTGAGGATATCCGAGAGAGCACGGCGAACGGCATCGGCAACAGCTTTCATTCGGAATGGAAGGCTGCCGAGCGCGGTGAAAGCGAGTTCGAAGCGATCTTCATCCCGTGGTTCTGGCATGAGGAGTACGCCAAGACCGTGCCCGACGATTGGAAGCCGCCGCAAGCTTGGGGTGAATATCAGGCAGCGTATGGCCTGACGCGTGAGCAGATCTATTGGGCCTGGCTCAAGAACCGTGATCTCGCAATTATTGCCGGCGGAACATCAGACGAGCCCTGCTGGCAGTTCAAGCAGGAGTACCCGGCGAACGCCGCGGAGGCGTTCCAGACGTCAGGCGAACAAGCCTTCATCACGCCAGAGCAGGTGCTCCGCGCTCGAAAGACGAAGGTCGATTCCTTCGGGCCGATCATCCTCGGGGTCGATCCGGCGCGCGGTGGTGGTGACAAGACCGGGCTCATCGATCGCCAGGGCCGCCGCCTCGGTCGGAATACCTGCAAGCGCATCGATCACGCCGACACCATGATCGTCGTGGCTGAAATCCGCAAAGAGATCGCCCGCCTGCGTCCTCTTGGTCTCGCAAAGGTTGTCGTAGACATCACGGGCCTAGGCGCAGGGGTCTACGATCGCCTTCGTGAACTCGAAGGTCCGCGCCTCGTGCAAGGCGTCAACTTCGGCTCACGTGCTTATGAGCCGGTGCGCTACGTCAATCGCCGCGCTGAAATGTGGGACACGATGCGGGCGTGGTTCGACGATCCTGCTGGCGTGCAGATTCCCGACGATGACGACATTCACGCAGACCTCTGCGCGCCGGTGCGAGGCAGGGGCGCGACGCACTTCAATTCGACCATGCAGCTTGTGCTCGAAAGCAAGGACCATATCCGCGAGCGGCTTGGGTTCTCTCCTGATCTCGGGGACGCGTCGTGCCTCACGTTCGCTGTGCAGTTCGGTCCAGAGGTTGAGGAAGATGACGATGAATGGGGCGACGAGCGCCGCCACGGCAACGCGAGCACGGGCTACTGATGATCGCTGAGCCATCGGCCGAGGTTCTGAACTTCCCGGTCCCGCCTCCTCCTCCGCCACCGCACATCATCGCGATGCAGGCGCGCATCGAGCGTCTGCGCGAGATGGCCAACATGGTCAATGTCGCGGACGAACTGAACGAAGTCGAGCTCAACAAGATTGGACCTAAGGTCGTTCGGGAGTATCAGGTCGACAAGGACAGCCGGAAGGATTGGGAAGACCGCGCCAAACGGGCCATGGACCTTGCCCGCCAGAAGAAGGACGAGAAAAGCTTCCCGTGGCCCAAGGCCAGCAACGTCAAATATCCTTTGCTGACGACGGCGGCCCTGCAATTCGCTGCGCGCGCCTATCCCGCCATCTGCGACGGGCCTCGCATCGTCAAATGCCAAGTGCTCGGCGCTGATCCAGATGGTGTGAAGGCCGCATCTGGCGACCGCGTGTCCCAGCACATGAGCTACCAGCTTCTCTACGAGGTGGATGGCTGGGAAGCGAGTGTCGATACCGCGCTTCATCAGATCCCAATCGTGGGCTGTGCATTCCGCAAGGTCTATGAGGACACAAGCAAGGAGGCCGGGTTCTGCGATGATCTGGTGAGTGCGTTCGATTTCGTCGTGAACCAAAAGACGAAATCCCTCACCTCAGTTCCTCGCGCGACGCACGTTTTCACGCTTTATCCTCACGAGATCGCAGAGCGCCAGCGCGAAGGGCGATACAGCCAGATCGACATCAAGGGCCAGGCCGACGGCGCAGCGACCGAAGACGACGACGCGCCCCACACGATCCTTGAACAGCATCGCTATCTCGATCTTGACGATGACGGCGTGCCGGAGCCCTGGATTGTCACGGTTCACGAGAAGACCGAGAAGGTGCTTCGCATCGCCGCCTGCTTCGATGCCGATCAGATCGTCACTAGCGAACGGACTGGATCACTGATCCGGATCCCGAAGCGTGGCTATTTCGTCAAGATCCCGTTCGTCCCTGATCCGGAGGGCGGTTTCTACGACGTCGGCTTTGGGCATTTGCTCGAGCCGTTGTCTGACGTGATCGATACCACCATCAACCAGATGATGGATGCCGGCACGCTGCAGAACTCCGGTGGCGGGTTCATCGGAGCCGGAATTTCACTTGGTAAGGGCAAGAGCGTGATGACGCTCAAGCCCGGTGAGTACCGCACGGTGCAAACCGCGGGGCCAGATCTTCGCCAGGGCATCGTCAATCTTGAGCATCCAGGGCCGTCAAAAACGCTGTTTGAACTTCTCGGCATGATGATCGAGGCCGGCAAGGACGTTGCCTCGGTGCAAGACATTCTCGTTGGCGACAGCCCGCGCAATCAGACGGCCACGACGACGATGGCCATGATCGAGCAGGGGTTGAAGGTCTTCACTGCGATCTACAAGCGCATATTCCGCGCAATGAAGGATGAGTTCCGGCTGATCTTCGAGATCAACAAGCGGCAGATGCAGAACCAGATGCCGCGGTATGTCGCGCTTCTGGACGAGCCGGTGCAGGTGGCCGGCCAGGACTACATGGGTAGCCTGGACATCATGCCGGTGGCCGATCCGAACTCGGTGACTGACATGCAGCGCATGTCCAAAGCGCAGTTCGTGATGGAGGAAGGCAAGGCCGGAAATCCGCACGTCAACCTGTTCATGGCGACGAAGCGCGCCTTTGAGGCGGCACGCATCGAAAAACCTGAAGAAGTGCTGATCCCGCCGCCACCGCCGGGCACACCGCAACCGCCGAGCCCGGACGAGCTTATGGCGCAGGCAAAGATCGCCGAACAGGAAGCGAAGGTGCAGGCGGCGCAGCAGGCCTTGGAGCAGCAGGCGCAATCCTCGCAGATGAAGCTGCAGGAGCAGGCCGCCACGATGCAGATGAACTACGAGGCCCAGCAGCGCGACTTCGCGATGAAGCAAGCCGAGTCCGAGGCCAAGCACATCGAGCAGATGCGGGCGCTCCAATTGCAGTCGGACCAACTCGACCAGCGCTGGCGCGAGCTCCAGCTCCGCGAGGAAACGATCAGGATGGAGCACGAGGCCGCAAAAGCGCAGGCCAAGGCGAAAGCAGAAACCAGCACGGCGGCTGAATGAAGATCGACGCGGACGATTTTGAGGCCTGGAAAGGCCATCCGATCACTGAGGCATTGATGAAGTGCTGTGGCGTCTGGGCCGAGGAAGCAAAACGGCTCTGGGTACATGCGTCATGGGAATCGGGAGTCAACGAGACCAAAGACTTGTGGCGTTTGAAAGGACAGGCCGAGGTTCTGAAAGACATGCAGAGCCTCACGGCAGAGAAAATCGAGGATGCATTGAGCCATGAAAACGAAACGTGACGCGCAGGTTATCCCGCCAGACAAGATGGTGATCATCGACAACACGGACGTCGTGAAACGCTTGAACGCCGAGATGGAGGCCGACCTGAAGCAGGTCTTCGCCCACGGCATCGAATGCCTCGAATACAAGGTGCTCGTCGAGCCGGTGAAAGCTGTCACGAAAACCGCAGGCGGAATTGTTCTCCCCGAGCAGGTCATCGAGAAAGACCAGCACGCCGCCATGGAGGGGAAAATCTGCGGCATGAGCCCGTTCGCGTTCTCCTATGAGGAGTGGCCCGTCGGCGCGCCGAAGCCCAAGATCGGCGATACCGTCGTGTTCGCCCGGTACTCCGGCATCACCCAGAAGGGGAATGATGGCGTCGAGTACCGCATCATGAACGACAAGGACATCGTTGCCGTGCGGAGGTCCGCATGAGCGACAATCAACAGCAGCCAATCGAGCAGGCCACTCCCGGCACCACGATCCCCGGCGAGGGGCAGCCGGAACAGCACGCTCCGGAGCGATCGGAGAATGAAACCCGCGCCCGCGCCATGGGATGGGTCGATAAGGACAGCTTCCGTGGTCCGTCCGAGAAGTGGGTTGATGCCGACGAGTTCGTGCGCCGCGGCGAGGAAGAGCTTCCCGTCCTTCGCGAGCGCAATCGCGACCTCTCTCGCAAGTTCACAGACCTCGAGACCAGGCTGCAGAAGCAGGAACGGGAGTTCAACGAGCGCACGCAGCGCCAGGAGAACTTGGCGCGCATCGCTCTTGCCCAGCAGCGCGCGAACCTTTCCGCCCAGTACGATGCGGCAAAAATGCAGGCTGTCGAGATGGGCGATACCACCAGGTATCAGCAGCTCAATCGCGATCAGCAGCAGGCAATCCAGAATTTCGACGAGCAATATCACAAGGCCGTCGAGCCGCCGCAGCCACAACGACAGAATGGTCCGCCACCGGACGTGCAGGCAAAGGTCGACGCCTGGGTTGTCGAAAACCCGTGGTTCGCCACCGATCCTGGCATGAACCAATACGCCCAGACCGTGCACATGCATCTGCAGCGGACACAACCGGGGCTCACGGTCGATCAGAACTTTGCAGAGGTGTCCAAACTCGTTCGCGAGCGGTTTCCCGAGAAGTTTGGCCGCGCCGGCGGCGGTAGTCCGCCAGCCGTCGAAGGCGGATCGGGCATGCCGTCGGGTGGCGGGAGGCGAACGCGTGGCTACGCCGATCTTCCGGCTGAAGCGAAGCGCGACGTTGATGAATTCGTCAAGGCCGGCGCCTTCAAGAGCCGCGACGACGGCGCCAAGGCTTACTGGACCCACAACGCCTGAAGAACGAGACCAATCATGAGCACCAACACGAACGTCGTTGAGAAGCCGCGGCCGCGCATTGAGGAAGAGCGCGCGCGCCGCCGCCGCCGGGAAGACATCACCTCTGGCCGCCAGAAAAATCTGGCCATCGATGGCGATCTCGACCCCCGTTACGCGTATCGGTGGATTAACGACGATCCCGGTCGTGTGCACAATCTCACTGTGCGCGACGATTGGGACATCGTGACAAGTGATCAGCTCGGCGCCCGGAACGAGAGAGACAAGGGTGTCGGAAGTGGCGTCGAGCGCATCGTCGGCAAGTCCGACGGCAAGCGCGCAATGCTCGTGAGAAAGCTGAAGGATTATTACGACGTCGACGAGGCCAAGAAACAAGCCGACATCGATGTCACCGACGCCGCATTGAAGCGTGGCGAGACCAGGAGCTCCCAAGGAATACGGGAGAGTGATCCTGCGAACAGCTACGTCCCCAGCGGCGGCATCATCATCCAGGACGGCCGGCGCGGCTGATCCCTTTCGGAGTCTACCAACATGGCGAATGTCGACACGCCGCGCGGGCTCAAGCCGGTGCGGTACGTGAGCGGTGCGCCCTATAACGGGGCCGCCAATCTCTACTACATGCCTGCCAGTGACACGAATGCGGCCGGATATCTCGGTGCGCTCGTGAAGCCTGCGGGATCTGCCGACGCAAACGGCGTGCCTTCCGTGACGGCCAACGTCGCAACGGGCAATCCGGTGATCGGCGTCATCGTCGGTGTCGAGCCCCTGCTCGGTGCCGGTGCCAATGGTCGCGACTCGACCAACTACCGGGTCAACTCGACCGAGCGTTACGTTTGGGTCGCAGACGATCCGAACCTGCTGTTCGAGGTGCAGGAGGATGGCGAAGGCGGTGCTCTGGCAGCCACGAATTTGTGGATGTCGGCGGACCTCACCGGGTTCACCTCGGGCAGCGCGAGCACGGGCCTGTCGGCGATCGAGATCGACTCGAACACGGCGACTTCGTCCGGTGATGGCACCGAGGACGTGGTGATTGTCGGGTTCGCGCAGCGCCCGGACAATGAGCTCGGATCGCAGTGGGGCAAGTTCCTTGTGCGCCTCAACAATCACTTCCTCGTTGATGGCGCCGCTGGCGCGTAAGGAGACCCATCATGAGCGGCGTAATCACGACCGGTACAATCCCCAAAGCCCTATGGCCGGGGATGCATGCCTTCTGGGGCCGGGACTACAAGGAGCATTCCCAGGAGTGGAAGGACATCTTCGACGAGGAGCAGTCCTCCAAGGCCTACGAGGAAGATCAGGAAGTGACCGGATTCGGTCTCGCTCCGATCAAGGCGCAGGGCAGCGCGATCAACTACGACACCGAGACCGGTGGTCCGACCAAGCGCTACACCCACGTCGTCTATGCGAACGGGTTCATCGTGACCCGAGAAGAGATGGACGACAACCAGTATGTCGCCCTCTCGAAGCGGCGCACCAAGGCCCTGGCGTACTCCGTGCGCCAGACCGAGGAGATCGTCGGCGCAAACGTCCTCAATCGGGCGTTCACAGGAACGTATACGGGCGGTGACGGCAAGGAGCTGTGCGCGACCGACCATCCGACCGTGAACGGAACGCAGTCGAATGAGCTCGCCGTAGCGGCGGACTTGTCCGAGGCGGCGATCGAGGATCTGTGCATCCAGATCATGCAAGCTCGCAACTCGCGCGGTTTGAAGATCCAGGTGATGCCGCGCAAGCTGATCATTCCGTCGACGCTGGCGTTCGATGCTGAGCGCATCGTCAAGTCCGCCAAGCAGAGCGGGACGGCGAACAACGACGTCAACGCCATGAAGTCGATGGGGATGTTCCCCGACGGCATCACCATCAACCACTACCTGACCGACGTGGACGCCTGGTTCATCAAGACCGACGTTAGCAATGGCCTCATCCGCTTTACGCGGCGTGCGGCCGAGTTCGGCAAGGACAACGACTTCGACACCGAGAACGTCAAGGCGAAAGCCACGGTGCGTTTTGCTGTCGGCTGGTCGGACTGGCGCTCCCTGTTCGGTTCGCCCGGCGCGTAACAGCACCATCCCAGAGAGCGGCCGGCACGCGTCGGCCGTTCATTTCCCTCTGAACGCTCTCCAAGGATGATTTCCCATGGCACCTCCCGTCCGTTACCCCAGCGGCGTAACCAACGTCCGCCCCAATGACCCCCTCTATATGTTCCCGTCGCATGATCCGTCGCGGCTCATCACGTACTGGAACGACTTTCACAACTACACCTCCGGCGACTGGACGCTGACGGAGACCCAATCCGGCGCGACCCAGGCTGTCAACACCGGCGCAAATGGCGGCATTCTGCTGCTGACGAACGCAACCGGCACGACCGACGTCAACCAACTGCAGTTGATCAACGAGACATTCAAGCTCGCGACTGGAAAGCAATTCTGGCTCAAGGCCCGGTTCGCACTCACCGCCGGCACCATGGGCAACTTCGGCGGCCTCGTCGGTCTCGCCATCACGGATACCACAGCAGTGGGCGGCGTTTCGGATGGCATTTTCTTTCGCAAGCCGTCGGGCGGCGCGACACTGTCGGCCGTTGTCTGTAAAGGCTCAGCCGAGACCACGCAGGCGCTCGGCTCGGTGGTCACCGCAACGTTCGTGACGGCCGCGCTCTACTACAACGGTAAGGATGCCATCGAATGCTGGCTCGATGGGGCAAAGGCCGGAACCATGGCCGCGACCAACCTTCCTGACACCGAGGAGCTTGCGGTCACGCTCGCATCGGTCAACGCCACGAGTGGCGCGGCCAACGTTCTGTCAGTTGACTACATCCTCGCGGCTCTGGAGCGCTGATCATGGCAGATGCGGTAGCCACGCGCACTCTCGTCGATGGACCGCGAAACGCGGTGCTGCAATTCACGAACGTGAGCGACGGCACCGGGGAAAGCGCCGTCGTCAAGGTGGACGTATCGGCCCTGTCCGGGGCGCCCACCAAGGTTCGCGTCGATCGGATCGTTTACACCACGGTTGGCATGAGCGTGAACATCCTCTGGGATGCGACCACGCCCGTGCTGCTGGCATCGATCCCGTCGGATCGGTCGGACCACCTCGATATGAAAAAAGCTGGCGGGTGGCAGAACCCACAGACGACAGGCTGGACCGGCGATATCAAGTTCACCACCGTTGGACATACGTCAGGTGACACGTACTCCATCACCTTGCATCTGGTGAAGGACTTCTGATGAGCGGTTTCCGTCGCTTCGAGAACGATCGACGGTCTTTTGTTGGGACTGGAGGTGTTGTAACTGCGTCACCTACGCTCCAGCCCGCTTTCAGTCGGGCCGTGATAGCTCCCGGTGTTACTCCGAGACGATGAGCCCATTCGTGGGTAAGGAGCCGCTCACCATTGTGAGCAAGGAAGACGTTGCCGGCACGATTTCTTGCCTGCTCGGTCTGCGTCGACCACCGACAGTTGTCTGGACTGTATGGACCGTCATTGTCGATGCGATCCAAACTAAGGCCAGGAAGAGCAAATTGGTCGTTGTCGGCAACGAATGCAGCGAGATCGAGCCATCGATCGCACACTCTAATGCCCCTGCCGCCGTAGCGATGGTATGCGACATGATTTGGATTAGTGCAGCGCTCCTTCATTGAGCGCCAAATGCCTGCAAGCCGATGCTTAGTGAGACCGTGGGTCTTTTGGGAAAGCGCTGCGCGCTCACGAAATAGACATCCACATGAAGTGGATTCACCACGCCGTAGACAAGATCCAGAAACGGTACGCGTAACACCGCAATCACATTGGCAAATGTAGGCGATGTGAGCGTTGTATTTGCGCTCATGAGAGCGTGCAAGAACGGTCCACCGACCGAAGCGAAGTCCAGTGAGATCTTGTTTCATTCGAGGAGTCTACCAGTGACGGACTCGACTTCAAGCAACGACAAGTATCGTCATGGAGATTTCCTCGTCATTTGTGACGTATGCGGATTTCGCATGTATGCGTCAGAAACCCGCATGCGCTGGGACAATCTGCGGGTGTGCCGGAAGGATTGGGAGCCGCGCCACCCGCAGGATTTCGTGAAGGGAATGCGCGATCGGCAGGCCGTTCCGAACCCGCGTCCTGAACCGCCTGATCAGTTCATCACGGGCGAAGTGACGGCTGACGACCTATGAGCACGTCCGGCAGCATCGATTTCAGCATGACGGCCCAGGCGCTTTCGACGTGGGCCCTGCGCAAGATCAACGTCGTCGCCGCGGTGGATACGCCGTCGGCGGAGGACATGCGCGATGCCATCACCGATCTCAATCTGATGCTGAAGACATGGCAGATGACGGGCCCGAACCTGTTCCGCCAGACCTTCGGATCAGTCACGCTCGTCGCCAATACCGCATTCTATGTCCTGTCTCCGAAGCCGTTCCGGGTGATCGAGGCGCGCTATCGCGATGCCAACGGACGTGACATTCCCATGCTTCCGCTGACCCGACAGGAATACGTCGATATGCCGCAGAAGTCGGCACTCGGCACACCGACGCAATACTACGTCGATTATCAGCGCACCGCGGCTACGCTCTATGTGTGGCCGGTGCCTGCGGCGGTGACGACAGAGACGGTGCAGACGACGTTCCAGCGCGCGATCGAGGACATTGACGCACAGTCGAACGACATCGACATCCCGCAGGAGTGGTTCGAGACCGTCGGCTACAATCTTGCCGAGCGCTTGCTCGAGCGATTTCCAGCCGATGAAAGAACGTCGGCACTTGTACTGCGGCGTGCCGGTGAACTGATGGCGCTGGCGAAGGATACGGATCGTGAGGAGTTCGTGCGCTTCGAGCCGGAGCGCGGCCGATGGGGGTAACCGTCGATCTGACGCTGCCGCTCGGATCATCTCCTGCTGAGGATACATGGGCCGGCAATGCACGGCTCGTGAACGGATTCGCGGCGCCGATTGAGCGTGGACGATCGGAGTACATCATTCAGGCGGCGGACGGGCTAGCGTCATTATCGACCATTGCGGGAGGTGATGGCATTCGGGCGATGACACCTGTCACCGAGGCGTCAGGGTTTGTCGTGGCTGGGCGTATCGCGGCGCGTGTCGATACCACGGGGACGAGCACGATCCTTGGCGGTGTGCCGTCGGATGGTCATGTCGGTGTCGCGCAGAACTCGGACGGCGAAGTCGCGGTGGTCTGCGACGGGCTTTATTTCGCCTATACGGGTGGGTCATTTTCGCAATTGTCCGATCCGGATCTCGCGCCGCCCGTCGATGTGTGCAGTCTCGGCGGCTATTTCGTTTTCATGATCGCCGACGGGCGCATGTTCGCTTCCGATCTGAACGATTTCCAGGTCGGCGGTCTCTCCTATGCCGAGAACGAGACGCTGCCGGATGGTGGCGTGTGTGTCTGGAGCAGGGGAAACGACCTGATTGCCGGCGGTTTTCGCTCCATTCAGGTGTGGCAGATCAATCCTTCCGCCGAGGGCGGCACGTTTCCGTTCGCACCGACCACAATGGTGATCGAGCCAGCAACGCAGCAGACGATCGGAGTTCTGGCCCCCGGCAGCGCGATCGATGGCGTGTTCTGCGCCTCCGACAAGACGATCAAAGCCCTTGATGGATACTCCGCCGTCACCATCAGCCCTCCGGCGCTCAACCGCCTGATTGCGACCGATCCAAATCCGTTCGGGATCTCGGTCACGCGCTGGTCGTCCCGGGGCTACACCTTCTATGCCTTCTCGGGGACCGCCTGGACCTGGGTCTACAATGCCACAACGAAGCAGTGGCACGAACTCGCCAGCTACGGCTTGACCCGCTGGCGCTGTTCCAAGGTGATGGACCTCGGCGGCACCCTGATCGCGGGACACTATGCCGAGGGCAAGCTGTTTCGCCTCGATCATGACGTGCACACCGAGGATGGCGACCCTCACGTCATGGACGTGTACTCGGTCTCGATCGGTGATGTTGCAAACAGGATCGCGCATTACGGCATCCGGCTCGACATCGTGCCTGGCACGATTCCGATTGATCAGGTTGACCGCCATGTCGAATTGGCATGGTCGGACAACGGCGAGCCTTTCGGCCATGAGATGCTGCGCTCGCTGGGCAACTACGCGCAGACCCATACACAGATCCGCTTCGACCGGCTCGGATCGTCGTTCAACCGGTCCTATCGGCTGCGGATGAGCGCCGGCGGCCGGCGTGCAGTCTATGGCGGCAAGCTCAACGTCTCGCATATGGGCGGAACCTGATGGCGGATCTCACGCCGCCACCGATCAATCATCCTGTTCTGGGTTCTGACGGCAAGCTGACGCCGGAATGGGTTCGGTGGATCACCGAGCTCGTCCGCGTCATCAGAGGGCTATAGCGATGGGCTTCTTCTCGAGTCTGCTGGGCAAGGACAGCGCGAAAGCGGCAGAGCAGTTGGGCCAGCGCTCGATGCAGCGCACCAACCAGGGCTACGACACCGCCAACCAGTACGCGAAAACTGGTTATGACACGTCGATGGGGCGGTATCAGCCGCTCTATGGCCAGGCACAGTCGGGCTACAATCTGCTCGCCGACAGCTATGGCCTGAATGGCGACGCAGCGCGGGACAAGGCCTATGCGTCGTATTCGTCCGATCCGTTCAATGCGCAGTCCGGGCAGATCACGCAGAACCTGCTTGGCAACATCATGAACACCGCCGCTTCGCGCGGGATGGGCAACAGTGGGGCGACGCAACTGGCGATGAGCCGGGCGGGACTGGAAGCGCAGGACCGCAGGGTTGCGGATTGGCGATCGGGTCTGACCGGCTTCGGCAATCAGGCGGTCGGGATAGCCGGCAACATGGCCGGGCTCGATCAGAACTATTACGGCGGCATGGCGGATCGTGAGGTCGGTCGCGCCGGTGCGCTCAATCAAACCGATGCGAATGCGACGATGGCGGCGAGCAACGCCAAGATGTCCGGCATCACCAACCTGCTGAGCGGAATTGGCAACATTGCAGGCATGGCGTTCCAGGGCTTTGCACCTGGAAAGGGCGGAACGTCGACGTGGGGCAACGTCAATAACTACCTCTCCGGCAAAGCGTGGGCCTGACCATGGCGACGAACTATCTGGCCAAGCCCTGGGACTTCGAGACGCCGAACATCAACGCGTTCTTCCAGCCTGTGCAGCAGGGTATCGACCGCTACAACAAGCAAACGCAGGTCTATGAAGAGAACCGTCGCGCCGACGAGCAGCTCGGCATGCAGCGGGAACGGCTGGGGATGGCGCGCACAAAGGCCGCGCGCGAGGACGACGACGCCAAGATCACCCGCTGGGGCCGTGAAGCCAACGCCATCCATGGCCTGCAAGGCCCACAGCGGCAGGCCGCATGGACGCAATGGATTCAGTCAAACCCGGATCTCGCCTCGCATGCGAAAGCCCGCGGCGTCGATCTGAACGACTTCAACAGCGGGCCTCAGTTCATCGCCACGGAGGCAGGCGTCTACGACGCGGACAAGAAACGCCAGATCGATGCGCAGATCGCGTCGAGCCAGGCCAGTACGGCCGCTTCGAACGCGCAACTACAACAGATCAGCCGCCAGACGCCCGAATGGCGCATGCAGAACGCTGGGCGCTTCGGCATCGACGTGAACACGCCGGAAGGGAAAGCGTTTGTCATCTCGGGACAGTACGCGCCGAAGGACGAGCTGACCGGCATCATCGGTGGAGTGGTTCGGGATGCGTTGAAACCAACAGCGCCGCAGCAACAGTCTAGCGCACCCTTGTTGCAACCGCAGTCATTTGCTGATGGGCCACAAAGCGATCCGAACCTGATCCGCGTGCAAGCCCCCAACGCTCAGCCGCCAGCATCGCTACCGCCGCCGGTCGGTAGCATGTTCGATGGAAAGACTCCGGAACAGAAGCGTCGGATTGGCGAAGCACTGATGCTTGACCCGCGCACGAAGGCGCTTGGCGAGCAGTTGATGAAGGACACGGACCGGGAACGCTCCGAGCTGGGCAAGACGGCGACCAACGACATTGACGAAAAGATCGTCAATGGGCTCAACGTTCTTACTCGGATGGAAGGCATCGCCGATTCATTCAAACCAGAATTTCAGACGATCGGCACACGGATGGGAATGGCTGGTGCCGGGTGGATGGCAAAGATTGATCCCAGCCGGATTGACCCGAAGACCGCGGCGCAGCTCGCCGAATTCTCGACATACCGCCGCCGCGCATCTGAGAACGTGAATACGACCATCAAGGAAATCACTGGCGCTGCGATGAGCATCCCAGAGGCATCGCGCATCCTCTCCCAGGTTCCGAACGCAGGTACTGGGATCTTTGATGGTGACGACCCCATCACGTTCAAGGCCAAAATGGACGACGTCGTCAAGCAGTCGCGGCTTGTGGTTGCTCGACAGGCCTGGCTGAAAAAGAACAATCCGCAACTGCTTGACCAGCTTGCCAGGAATAAGATGGCTGGAGTCGAGAACATCATGCCGCTCAACAAGATGAACGACATGATGAACGAGCGACGCAACCAGATCTATCAGGACCTCAAGCAGCGCTCACCAAACGCAAGCCGCGATCAGTTGCTGCCGTTCGTCGGACAGCAACTCAAGCAGGAGTTCGGCATCTAATGGGCGAACTCGATGACCTGCCTGATGCGCTTGATCTGATCCAGGTTCAGCAGCGCCAGCCGCCACCGATCAATCAGGATCCATTGCGGTATGGAAGCGGACGGACATCACCGCGTCCACAACGCCCTGCTTCACCCCAAGCGGAGCCGTCGCAGACTGCTCCGCAAGTTGCGCCAGCGCTACCGCCACAAACAACAGATGAATTACCGGACGCCCTGGACATCATGCGGGGGCCCGCACGTCCAGCAGCGCCTCAATCACCCGCACAAACTTCTGCAGCGCCGCAGCCTCAGAACTACGCCGAGCCGGACGCACCATCATGGCTCGGCCGGCGCTGGCAGGACATCCGCGGCAAGCGCGATCCTCGCTATGACGGCCTGCCGCCCATGCTGCGGGAGATCGACAAGCTGCAAGGCATCCGCGGGACGAACGAGGCCGACAACCTTTCGCGCTACGCGCTCGGAGCCTCCGACAAAGACCTGTCGAAGATGTACCAGGAACAGCTCGGCCGGAACTTCGTGCGCCACGAAACCGATGCGAACGGCTATCCCGTCATCGTTTTCCGTGACAACGCCGGCCAGGAGAAGAAGGCCTATGTCAACCGGCCGGGACTGGACACGGAAGACGTTGTGCGCGGTGCGGTTGGCGGTCTCCCCTTCATGGCGGCCGGCGGCGTGGCTGGCGCGGCGCTGAAAGGCGCTCCCTTGTTGGGCCGTGTCGGCGGGCAGGCTGTCGCACAGGCTGGCGCTTCCGTGGTGCAGGACGCGGCAGCCGTCGGCACAGGAGTGTCCGATTTCGACCCAATGCATTCCACGGTGAAGGCCGGCGTGGCTGCTGCTGGTGGTGCCGGAGCTGAGCTACTCGGTGCCGGCGTCAACGCCCTCATGCGCAAGTCCGGCGAGCGCGCCCTGTACAATTCCGCAACTGGAACGCTGACGCCGGAAGGCGAGGCCGCGCTTCGCGCCACCGGCGTTGATCCGGCTACGCTTCCGCAGCAGGTCGCACAGGACTTCGCGAAGGCGTTCGCCAAGACCGGCAATGCAGAGGCTGCATTCAAGCAGGCGGCTTCGAGCGAGGCTGGGATTCGCAGGTCGATGGGTGAGCTGACCCAGAACCGGGAACAGCTGTTGCGCGAGCAACAGATGCGCGGCGGCGTCTACGGCACCCCGGCCCGGGAGGCGGTCGAGAACTTCGACAAGCTCCAGCGTGCCGATATCGAGCGCGCTGTAGCAGGATCGACGAGCAACCGGGCCCAGCCAACCATTCCGCAACAGATCGCCCCCGATCGGGCCCTCATGCTCTCTCGTGGCGCCACCAAGGCCGACATGGGCGAGAACATCGCGGGGAACAATAGCCGCGCCTACGCGACGGCCAAATCCCAGGAGCGCGCGGCCTGGGAGAGTGTCCCCAAAAGAACGGCGACACCGGAAACGCTCGCGCAGATGGACAGCGCAATCGCCAATGCCTTCGCATCGAAGGGTGGCGTCATGGTTGACGAGCAGGTCACGCCGATGGCCGCGAACATGGCCAAGGCGCTGGACAGTTTCAAGGCTGGCGAGGCACCGGCCAAGGCCGCTAAGATCCTGCCCGACAGCCCGGCCAATGACATCACCACCATGCGCAAGCGCCTGCTTGCGATGCGGCAGTCGGCACAGACGCCGGAGGACAAGCGAGCAGCAGGCGCGGTCTATGACGGCTTTCTGTCCTGGGAGGTCACGGCGGCCGAGCAGGCCGGCGATATCATGGCGGCAGCTAAGGCCCGCGTCGCGCGGGAGACGACGCGGCAGCTTCACGAGATCTTCGACGGCGAGAAAGGATCGTCCGGCGCCGGCATATTGCGCGGCATCATGAAGAATGCTGACAGCCCGGAAGCCGTGGTCAACGCGCTGTTCACCGGCCCAACATCCCAGGTGAAAAACGGCACGCCCTCCGCCCTGCGCAATCTCAAGCAGGCCTACGACACGTATTTCGAGAAGGAGGCCGCCAAGAGCGCCTGGGATGACGTGCGGTTGGCCTACTGGATCAAGATGACCACCGATCGTGGCGCGGAAGTGAAGACGCCGGGGGCGCTATCGTCCGCCATCAAGACCATGCTGGGCGATCATGCGAGCCTGACGCGGGAGCTCTATTCGCCGCGGGAGGTCGCAGCCATGAAACGCTTGGCGCTCGCCACGCAGGATGTCGCCAAGAAGAACCCGAACACGTCATGGTCCGCGGTTGGCGTTGGTGCGCTCGCGAAGGATGCCTTCAACGGCGTGCTGAACATGATCGGCTGGAATAGCGTGGCTGGGCGCACCGTCGCCGGCACGTTGGCACGGCCTGTCATGGGTGCCTACGGCTCGACGCAGGCGACACGAGCCACTGGCGGTCTGCAAGGCGCAACGCTGCCGGCCCTTCCCGGTCCGTCCTGGGGCGGCTACGGCGGCGCCATCGGCTCGCAATCACAGCAGTGACCGCATCACGTCCATCTTTACCCAGATGAAGACGATCTTCATCGCGATCAGCAGGGCCACGCCCGCCGCGATGATCAGTCCGCGTTGAATCTTCTGCATCCATCCCCCGTTCCGCGTCCTCTCCCCTCCCTTTCACGGGACGATGACTCATGCCGGACTCAGGCTTTATCATCCCACCTTCAGGCCGTGTCGTCGATGTCGATGGGCGCACTGTCCCCGGTGGAACGATTGACGTTTATGCTGCTGGAACCAGCACGCCGAAGATCGTCTATTCGGATGCGGCGCTGTCGGTTGCGCTGGGATCGACGGTGTACCTCGATTCCGGCGGCCATCCCGTGGCCTCGCAGGGCTCATCCACAAAAGTCCTGATCTATACCGGGGCCGCGCTCGTCAAGCTGGTGGTCAAGGATGCCGATGGCGCCACGATCGCGACCTATGACAACGTGCAGATGGCGCAGGATACCTCGGCCCTGACGCCAGGCGGTGGCGGCGGCAGCGCGATTTCATCGGTCGTCTCGAAGACTTCCGACTACACCATCCTCGAGGCCGACGCTTCGAAGCTGTTCAATTGCGATCCGACCGGCTCAGCGTTCGCCATGACGCTGCCGGATGCAACAGCCGTTGGCGATGCCTTCTCCGTCATCGTTCGTCATGCCGGCACCACGACCACCAATGCGATCAAGATCGCGACCGTCTCGAGCCAGACGATTGCGGACGGCATGGCGCTGTCCAATGCGATCGCGCTCGTGGGCGGTGGGGAATCCGTGCGTCTTGTTTCCAACGGCGCCAACTGGCTCGTGGTCGAGCACACCGACCCGCGTCTGACCCATCCTATGCCGCTCCCGGTGGTCTCGCGCCTGACGGCGCCGCCAACCTCTCCTGCCGCTGGCGCCTTCTACGTCATCACGGGTTCGCCCACCGGCGCATGGTCCTCCTACGCTGAGCATGATCTCGTGCGGGCTGATGGCCAGGGCGGCTGGATCAGGTATCAGCCCTCCGCCGATTGCGGTTGGATGGCCTATGTCCAGAGCGACGATCTTCTGATCCAGTATCGCGGATCGGCGTGGGTCGATCTCACCAACGTGACTGCGCCGACAACATCGACGCTGCGGCGGATGCTGATCGAGAACCAGCAACCGTCGGGCACAGCCGCCACGACTGCAACGACGTCGGCCTACACGAAGCGAACGCTCAACACTGTCACCAGAAACACGATCCTGGCCGCAAATGGCGCGCCGGCCGATGCCTCGCTTGCCTCGAGCCAGATCACGCTGCCGGCTGGAAAGTACAAGCTCACGGCGTCGCAGGCGTTCTTTTTCGGCGGCGCGAGCACCGACTACATTTTTGGGCTGCGTCTTTGGAACGCCACGGACAGCGTTGGGGTGGCGTACAGCGATTGGTATCGCACCGTCGTGACAACCGGGTCGATACAGCACACCGACACCGCTGTTCTTCTGGCGGACATCGACATCAGCGCCACCAAAGTCTTCGAGCTCCAATACTATACCAATGGCGCCGGCACGCTGGGTAATCCTAAAAGCCATGGCGTGGCGGAGACCTATTGCCAAGTAGAAATCCTTGACCTTGGGAGCATGCAGGGACCGCGCGGCATTCAGGGGCTGCAGGGTGTCACCGGTGCAACTGGTTCCACGGGCGCCACCGGAGCGACGGGAGCGCCCGGTGCAACAGGTTCAGCGGGTGCCACCGGAGCGACCGGCCCCAACGTCGGCCTCGATTACGCCTGGAGCACCAGCACATCCGGCGACCCTGGCACCGGCAAGGTCCTGGTCAATCACGCCACGCCGGCCAGCGCCACGCAGCTCAACATCTCGGAGAGCAATCGCCAGAGCGCGTCCCAGTCCGCCTATATCGCCACATGGGACGACTCGACCAACACCTCCAAGGGGGTTATCCGCATTCTCGATGTGGCGGCACCGGGGACGAATTTTCTCGAGTATGAGATCACCGGCAGCCTCACGGACCAGGGCGCCTATGACACCTTCCCGGTCACGTATATCGGCGGCGCAGGCACGATTGCGAACGATGCCATCGTTTCCGTGGTGTTTGTCCGCACGGGGAACAAGGGGGCGGATGGGGCCGGCAGTGGTGATGTCACGGGCCAATCTTCATCTGTCGATAGTGAAATCGCGCTGTTCAGCGGAACCGGCGGCAAGACGATAAAGCGGATGACCGGCTCGGGACTCGTCAAGGCGACGTCTGGTGTAGCCTCGGTGGTCGCACCTGGCACAGGCGTAGAAACTTTCCTCACCACTCCATCTTCTGCGAATTTAGCGGCCGCATTGACCGACGAGACCGGGACAGGCGCACTTGTGTTCGCTAATTCGCCGAGTCTCACGACACCGGCACTCGCCGGCGAGACTTACTCCTTTGCAAGCGTAACAGCTGGAACGAACGCCCAAGGGCAGGGCGCACTTACTGCCGATATCAACGTGGTTGCGACAGCTGCCAGCGCCCCTAGTGGCGTAACGCTTCCGACCGCAACTGCTGGGCGCCGCGTTGTCGTCATCAACTGGGGAGCCAACGCAGTCAATATCTACCCTGCCACTGGAGCTCAGATCGACGGTGGTGGAGCAAATAACCCTATTCAGGCCGCTAGTGGCGGCTGCTGGATGGAGTTCTGGGCTGGTTCCACCACGCAGTGGTACTGCTCTATGCAGCCTATCCTGTACACGTCGGTAAAACTGACATCGGGCGGTATCATTGCATTCCCCTCAGCTGGAGGAACACTCAAGAGTGCAGGCGTAGAGACGATCTACGTTCCAGCTGCCGCGATGACCGCCCGCACCACCAACGGGGCGGCTGTTGGAACCGTCGAGACCACGACCAACAAGGTGATGTTCTCGACCTTGGATTTCGACACCACCACGCAGGAGTTCGCACAGTTCGCTGTGCGCATGCCCAAGAGCTGGAACGTCGGCACGGTCACGGCGGTGTTCACTTGGAGCCACGCCTCGACGACCACCAACTTCGGCGTCGTGTGGGCATTGGAGGCGGTATCGCTTTCGGATGCCGAAGCTGGTGACACCGCATTTGGTACGGCGCAGCAGATCGCCGATACGGGCGGTACCACGAACATGCTTTACGTAACGAGCGCCACGCCGGCGATGACGATTGGCAGCACGCCAGCGGCACAAGACTGGGTGGTGTTCCAGGTCAAGCGGGTTCCCGCTGACGGCTCCGACACCATGGCGATCGATGCGCGCCTGCATGGCGTCACGCTCTACTTCACCACCAACGCCACCAATGACGCGTGAGGTGAATCCATGAGCTTAGCTGTCAATCAATTGATCGGGTTCGGGGCGCGGCGGGCTGGCGCGATTTCCATGACCGCGACGGGCGGAACCATCACCAATGCCGGCGGCTATACGATCCACACGTTCACATCGAGTGGCACGTTCCAGATTACGGGCGGCTCGGGGACGGTTGAATACCTTGTGGTCGCGGGCGGTGGCGGTGGTGGGCGCGACCTTGTTTCAGGAGGCGGCGGCGGTGCCGGCGGCATGCTGACGGGCTCGCAATCGCTTGGTGTCGGCTCATATGCTGTCACGGTCGGCAACGGTGGGACCGGAGCAACATCGGATGGAACATCCGGCGGTGATGGCGGGAGCTCAGTTTTTGCCGGGTCGAGCACCATCACCGCCACGGGTGGCGGCGGTGGCGGCGCGGCAGCAGCCACCGGGCGCAGCGGCGGTTCCGGTGGCGGTGGCTCCGGCAATCCAACGAACGGCGGCGCAGGGACAGGCGGACAGGGCAGCAACGGCGGCAACGGTGCAACCAATGCGGGCGGCGGCGGTGGTGGTGCGGGAGCGGTTGGCTCTGCTGGATCAGGCAGCGGCGCGGGCGCGGGCGGCGCCGGCACATCGAGCAGCATTTCCGGGTCCGCTGTCACTTATGCAGGTGGCGGCGGCGGTGGCGTCAACTCAGCCGTATCGACCTCTTCGGCATCGGGCGGTGCCGGCGGCGGCGGCGCTGGCGGCTATTACAATGGGTCCGTCTTGAACGCTGGCGTGGCCGGAACCGCGAACACTGGCGGCGGCGGCGGTGGTGGTGGACGTCAGGCAGGCGTCGCTAACTCAAGTGGCGGAAACGGCGGCTCTGGCGTCGTGATCGTGCGTTACCTCACATGAGTGGGCATCGCATGAACGAGGAAGCCGCGATGCTGGATGCCATTGCTCAGCGTATCGAAGCTCGCATCACTGAGATCAAATCGGCTTGGTCACCAGAGGAGCCGCGCATCGTCCAGCAAGTGCGAGCGCTGACGCGGGCCGTCCAAGGGATCTCGCAAGCAACCGCTGCACTCAAAGAACTGGAGCGCTAAAACATGGCTGAATATGCACGTGTTGAAAATGGCGTCATTGTAGAACGACGTGAGATCGAAAGTATACCGCCCCACAAGGCGCACCTTTGGACGCCTGTGGTTTACGAGGGCGGCGGTGACCTCAGCGATATCGTGATCGAGGAGAACCGCGTGCTGGTGGTTCGCTCAGAGGTTCCGCTTGATCAGATCAAGTCCGCCCTTCTAACCCAAGTAGACGATGACGCGGAGCGTGAGCGCTTGCGCTACATCACGTCCGGCTCCGGCAAGGCGATGAGCTACCAGGAGAAGCTCGCAGAAGCCCGGCTCGTCCTCGATGATCCGATGAACGTCAGCCCGGATTTGGTTCCGATCCTTGCGGCCGAAGCTGAAGCGCGCGGCATCTCGCTCGAAGCCGCTGCCGCTCTCGTTCACACCACCTATCTCGCATTCAAGTCGATCGAGGCCCAGATCAACGCCACAAGCGTTCTGGCCAAGGCTGCAATCAGTTCCGCGTCGGATGCCGCATCTGCAAAAGCGGCCTACGAGGCGGTTCAATGGCCAACGACCCCGTAATCGAGCTTGCACGCCGCAAGAAGGCGGGCACGCACACGCGCGAAATCACCCATGTCGAGAGCCTACCCGAAGAGGTCAAGACCTACCTGCGTGAGATGGCCGAGCTCTTGAACCGGTTGGGCCTCAAGGTGGCCGAGCTCGAACGCCAGCGCGACGAGGACGCCCGCGAAACCCGCCGCATCTGCAAGGCTTTGGACGAGCGTATTTCCAGCGTGTCGGTCAACATCAGGGGGGCGGCATGAGCGAGCCCGTCAACTACCTCGCACCCGATCAGCGCCGCCGGATCGGCAATGCGCTCATGGCCTCCCAATACGACCGCCCGACCTATTACGACCAGGCTCCGGTGGAACGCGCAGGATTGCTCCCGCTTGGAACCTATCCGAATGGACAGACGGGACTGGCCTTCCCTGGATTCGTGACGGAGCCAGTTGAATCTTGGAACCGGATGTATCAGGCCGCTGCACAGGGAGAAAAGCCGTCGGCAGAAGATGCGTTCAACGTGGCAGGAGCGGCCATGGTTGGCGGGTTTGCTGCACCGAAGCCGACAAACACGCTCGGCACGTTTGGAGGACGCCTCGCGGCCGAGAATCTCGCCAAGGCCGGAGAACTCAGACCCCTTCGCGCTATGGACATGGCCGCGAAATTGAAGGCGGAAGGTGCCGATCCGGTTCGGATCTACGATCGCACCAGCGCATCGCTTGAGGGTACGCCGTATGCTGGCGTTCACTATGGGGCAGATGGAAAGCCTCGCTTCGAGATCGACGATTCCAACTTCTCCTATACGCCCGGTGCCGAGAAAAGGAACCTGTTCGGATTTGGCAAGGGCTACACCGAAGAGACCCAGCAGGGTCTGAGCGGTTCGCTATCGCACCCGAACTTGCTTGCGGCCTATCCAGACCTCGGCACGCGACGGCTTGACATAAAGGCCGGGCAAGACGTTGCAGAGAATGGTGGATGGGCTCGCGGAAGAATTGTCGCGGAAGGCCCGGCGGACAAAATCCCACAGATCGCGGCGCACGAGCTTCAGCACGAGCTGCAGCGGCGCGAAGGGTTCGCCACAGGCACCAATCTGGCCTGGGCCAAGGGCGACCCGGATTACAGTCCCCCCAATTCGTTGGACCGCGCGCTTGGATACGATCCCGCCTATAGCGATATCTATAAGCCAACGATGGGAGAGGTCGAAGCCAGGAACGTCGAGGCGCGACTGAACATGACTCCAGAAGAGCGGCGGATGACGCCGCCCTGGAAGACCCAAGACACACCGTACGGCGATCAGATCGACAACGTGACGCCGTGGCAGCGGTTCGCCAACCGAATGCTCCGTCCATTCTATGAATCAAACCTTGGCATGAGCTTGGAGTCCAATGATTGGATCCGACAGGCCGGAACGAAACGACGTGATGCCAACACGGAGCGACTCCGCGACCACGAGCGTGCAATCCAACAAGCTGAAGCGGAATGGGGCAGCGACAACCCTCTATTTGGTCACAACAGCGGTGCGTCGGCGACGCTTCCCACACGGTTTTCGCAAGGCCTCTACGCCAACGGCGGCCACCAGGGCGCTGCGACTGGTGCTGCAGTCAATGCGCTCGACCGGCCTGGCATCGGGCACAACAATCCGCCTCCGACTGTCTCTGTTCGCGGCCGTGATGTAGAGATCAATCCATCTAGACTGTCCGGCCGGTACGCTGACGACCCAGACCTGAACGAAGCATTGCTTCAAAGTGGCGGCAACATCGATTCCGTCATCCGGCAGGCCAAGAGCGACCTCGCTATTGCCCAGAAAGACAAGGCAGCAAATGCACGCTGGTATCGCCCAGAGACCTTAGAGCGAGCCCAGAGAGACCTGGATAATGCGCTTGCCTATCAGGCTGGGATCGGCCGTTACAGCGGTCTTGCAGAAAATCCGGTCGATGCATTGCCGTTTGGGCAGACCTGGTACCACGCGACCAACGCAGCGCCATTCGAGCAACTCCGTCCAAGCTCGGAAGGCGCGCTAGGTCCCGGCGTCTATGTCGGGCAAGGGAAAGCGGCCACGAAGAGCATCATTCCTGACTCAGAGCAGTTCTCCGGCGAAGGGCCTCGACGCCTGCTGTCGGCTCAATATCGAGGCTCGTTGATGCCGTACAACGACTACCTCAGACTGGCTGAGGATATTGCTGGCCGGTCTGGCATTGACGCAGGTTCGACGGAAATGAGCCATGCGCTTGCGCCTGTCCTTCGCAGGTACGGTTACTCCGGCGTCAAGGATCAATCGAGCGATTATGGACGATACGGCACGATCTTCGACCCATCTGACGTGAGGATCACAGGCCAGGAGCTCTACGCCAACGGCGTCCCCTACGGTCCCGCGTTGAATCTCCTATCCCCCTACTACGGCCAACCTGTTTCCCAGCCCCATTGGTCCAACTCCATGAGGGACGGCGACCTATGAAGCTCTCTCAACGCGGGCTCGAGCTATGATTACTCGAGAGGACATCAAGCGGTTCGCGCCAAAGGCAAAGCCTGCCTACGTCGATGCGCTCATGGCGGGCATGGAGACGTTGCGCGACGCCGGCATCCTCGACAGCGCCTATCGCATTGCGCATTTCATGGCCCAGGTCGGCCACGAGACCGGCGGCTTCACAATCATCAGAGAGAGCATGGCCTACAAGCCTCAGCGCTTGCGGGAGGTCTGGCCGTCACGGTTCAGGAACAAGCCCACGGCCGAACTCAAGGCGCTTTGCGCGGATCCCGTGAAGCTGGCCGATGCCGTCTACGGCGGCCGCATGGGGAACCGGAAGGGGACATCGGACGGCTACGACTTCCGCGGCGCCGGGTTCCTGCAGACGACCGGGCGGGCTGCGGTCGAGCTCTACGCCCGGAAGCTCGGGATCGAGGTCGGTCCTCACATTCTCGATGATCTCGGCATCCTGCTCAAGTTCGCGTGCCTGGAATGGAAGGAATCGCAGTGCTGCACGTGGGCTGACGAGAACGACATCGTGAAAGTGTCGAAGGCCATCAATACCGGATCGGCCACGAGCAACGTCAGACCTGTGAACCTCGACGATCGGAAAGAATGGTTCGCTCGGGCGTGGAGCATTTGGGGCGAGCGGGGCACGCCGGACAAGTTCGATGAGACCGTTGAGGCGAGCACGCTTGTCTCGGTGGGCAAGCCTGCACTGAAGGGCGGTACCGGCACACTTATTGCCAACTACCTCATGGGTGATCCCGTCGGGGTAACGTCATCTGCCGTCGCGCTCAAGGGTAACACGAGCCAGCTATTGGCAGGCGTTGACCTGACGACCTGGGGCGTTCCGGCTCTGATCCTGCTCGCCGCCGGCGGGCTGATCTTCTACCTGCGGAGGACCGCATGATTGAGTTCTTCCGGTCCCTGCAGGGATTCGTGACGATTGGTGCCGTTGCTCTCGTCGCTGTGTGGGGCTGGGTGGCGTCCATCAAGTCAAAGGCTGTCAACGACTACAAGTCTCGCGTCGAGATCCAGGAAAGGCGGACCGATGCGAAAGCTCAAACTGCTCGCAAGCGCGCTGTGTCTGATGCAGACCGCGTGCTCGGCAAATACTATCGCGACTAGCAGCGCCCAGATGTGTAACTCGATCGAGCCCATCCGCCCGTCGAGAAAAGACGTTCTCACCCAGGGAACAAAAGAGCAGATCGTCGGCACGAACGCCGCCATCGAGACCTGGTGCCAAAAGGGGGGCGCCCCTCAGAAGGTGGCCGTGCGATGACACATGACGCCGCTCGGGGAATACCATCTTGGCCAGCTTGTGGAGACGATGCGCTCGATCAAATCCGACGTGCACGACTTCCTCTCATGGCTGAAGCGAGCTTTGATCCTGCTGGGCCTCTACGGCTCGGGCATTCTCGTGCTCCTGCTCTCGGACGAGAAGGCGAAACTCGCCGCAGACCTGATCAAAGCGATACGATCATGACCAGGCTATGCTGGGGAGGAAAGGTCTTTCTCTGCGTCTCCGTCGGTGTGTTCTTTGGGAATGTCGCCTGGCATCTGATGGCTTAGGTGGCCCATCCCTTCGGAGCGATCACGCAAGGCCATCTATAGTAGTAGCTGTTGTTGTCGGCCGGCGTGGGGGCCCACAGCGGTCCGTCAGCGCCTATATAAGTTTCGCGATCGACAGGCACGAGTTCGAAGCCGTTATCGTTGATAGTCTGCTCATAAACGCGGTTCCACTCGCGGCCTGCATGCTGTGCCGCGTTAGCCGCGACTTCATGAACGCGGCGACTTTCTTCTTCGAGCGTCATCCCGTGTCTCCTGGCACCTCCGTACTCCATTCGATTGCGGACATAGGTCGCACGCGAGTGCAGTATCGTCGCCATGAGACGAAGGCGTCCGTCATTAAGTGGCTCTTTCAATGCCATCCTATCCCCTTTCCTCTCCCTTTGGTGGGGAGACATGGTGAGCCTGCTGGGCGGAAATTGACGGTGGGTGCACGAACTGCCATCTGAATCCACAGCTTGCGCATGTCGCAGTGATCGGCACAGGCGGTATTAAATCATCTAGCTTCGCGTCTTTAGGCATCGGCGGCAACTTCGTCTCCAACTCATTGCCCTGTATGTTCCCGCACCGTGGGCACTGATTGTAATTGCGCTCTGCCATATCCTCTATCTCCCCGTCGTCTCCCTGTTCAACATGTTCAAAAACAGGGAACCGGTGATATCCGCTTTGCGCAGGGCTATAATCATGGAATCCACGTTTCCACGAACCTCGCTCGCGAGTTTCATCAGTCGGATTGCAAACGATGATCCTTCAGCCAGTGCGACGGTGAGACCGCCAGCCGCGATTGCGGCATCCCACTCAACTTCGGCGACCACAGACATCCCGCACTCCTTGCAACGCTTGGCGATTTTAGCGAGTGCTGGGGCGATCTCGGAATCGTAGACGGCTTCGCGTTCTGCTGGCGTCATTCGTCACGTCTCCCTCTGAGGGTGAATGGTGGGGGTGGACTATTGGTGCAGGATCGCAAGAACGTCCTCGTAGGCAGAAATCCTGCCAACCTCCACAGCAGCCGTCATCTTCGCACCTTTGGCGTCGGCGACGGCCTTTCTCTTGCGCGCTTCATCCAGTAACTCGGAAATCTGCTTCCGACTCGCCGCCATGCCGGAACTGATAACTTTGAGCTGTGCCATTTTCTTCTCTCCGTGTTCTGAATAGGGGACAGGGGCTTTGGAGCGTCGCGAAGGAATCGAACCTTCGTCCTCCCGGTTGGAAGCCGGGCGTCCTATCCTGGCCTAGACGACGATGCTGACCTCTCGCTACCAGTCGGTCGAGTCCATGGCCCGACGCATTCTTCGCAACTGCACGTCGAGATCGAGCACCAAGTCCTCTAAGGCGCTCATTTTCTCGTCCGCCGACGGTAGTCTCCACTCCAAGCGTTCGGCATCCCAGACCTCAACGGTGCCCTTTCTGTCCGAATTGGGATCGTCGAGGTATTCGTGTTTGATCCGTGCCCACATTTTTCTTCTCTCCCCGAAGTGCTCCGGCGTTCATTGCGACCCACTAAAGCAGGACATAAAAGCAACATCGCCAAACATGAGCCACACCAACAGCAACAAAAGCCAATCAAATCAACACTACACAGGGTAAGCTCCCACGTTTAGCCTGAAGTGTTCTGGGGTCCATAAAGGTAGTCTTTCGGCAGCATCGCATCCTCCAGCCTCCATCCGCTTTTTAGGCGCTCTGCAATGGTGCCCTTGCTATAGCCAAGCTTGGTATCCCACGCGGTGATTGGTAGCCGCTCGCCATCCCACTCGATGATCCGTGTGACTCGACGATTTGCTGCCTGCGTTGAAGGGGTGGCCCAGCGGCAATTTGCGGGCTCGTAGTTCCCGTTCACGTCCACCCGGTCGAGAGACTTCCCCTCCGGCATCTGCCCCATGTCGGCATGGAAGTTGGCAAATGACTTCCACCGGTCACAGACACTGATCCCGCGTCCACCATAGTTCGGGTAAGCCTTGTGGCTGGGGTTCCGGCAGCGCTGGATCATCTGCCACCAGATGCCGAATTCCTTCGTTTTCCGCAGCCCGTGCTTGAAGTTGTAATGACGTTCACCGCTTGCGCTTGGCATCATCGTCTCCTGCACCAGATTTGCACCCAACAACCAGCCGTGTTCACATCACGTTCCCAACACGTACCTGCACATAACGCTTGACGGTCTCCCTGAAAAAAGCCAGTAACGGCGGTCTCCGGGCGCGTAGCTCAGCGGCAGAGCACTACCTTGACATGGGGTTGTTCGGTAGCGTTCATGCTACTTTTTACGCTGAATCTGCACAACATTTTTTGCGCCAGTCACAGCCTGCACCAGATTTGCACCAGAAGAACGCATTGCGTCATCAAGCGACGACCGTTCCAGATGGCCATAGACCTCCGCCACCATGCGGTAGGACTTCCAGCCCCCCAGCTTCTGAACCTCCAGCAGCGTTCTCCCGTCGCGAAGATGGCGAGCGGCGAAGGCATGCCGGCCAACCTCGTGCGTCGAGAACGGCGGCAGGATCCCAGCGCGCTCGCAGGCGCGGCCAAGGGCTTGGTTGAGGCTGTACCGGCTGGCAAACCCGAACAGGGGCCCAGCGGTGCCTCTGAGGGGCGTGAGCGCTGCCATCAACGAGGCACCCGCGCACACCACTCGCGGTGATCCGTTCTTCGTCTCCCGCAGAGTGATGTCGCCCCGGATCCAGTCAACGTCCGGATCCTCGACCCGGCAGGCTTCGGCGACGCGAGCCCCGCCCAAGCTCATGAGCATGATTGCTCCGACCAGCCGGACGGAGCAGGCCGGCAATATCCGTTGCAAATCCTCATCCGTCGCGAACCGAACCGCGCCTTGGCGTTCGATCTTCGGCCGCACGAATGCCGGCATAGGCCCCATGCCGCCCTTATGGGCAAGCCTGTAGATCGCAATCAGGGGCGTATACACTTGGCGGTTGATCCCCTGGGATCCCGTCTTGGGGTAGCGTTCGCTGATGAAGCGCATCACGTCTGCCTGGGTAATGTCGGCCAGCCGGCGCGGACCGAAGGCCCTGACCAGCGGCTCGAGAAACCGAATCTCCCCGCCACTTCTGACGTAGAGCTCTACGGCTTCTCCGAATGAGGTTGTGCGTTCTGGCCCGAACGTGTGGGCGTCGAGGATTTCTTTTTGTCGGCGAGCAAGGATTGCTTCCGCATGCCCTCGGCTATCAGTGCCAGTGCTCTCGTCGTAGCGGCGGCCCCCGAGTGAGCCCCGGATCCGCCACGTGCCTTTGACCGCATCCGGCCGGCGCCAGAGCTTGAGCATCGCATGGTCTCCAGGAACGCGGTCCAACTCGTCTCGTCCAAGGCAAGCTGCCGGCGGTGCTCGATAGCAAGACCGGATGCCCTGAGTCTCGCCCGCAGTGTGCGCACGGCAATCCGGAAGGGCAACCGGGCCCTTACCTCGTCAACAGTGAGCAGGTGACGTTCACTCATTGTCCGTCACCTCGCTCTGGAGGGGGAGGAAGGGGAAGGAAGTGGGTGAACTTTGGCTGGTTGTGAATGCAGTACCAAAGCCAGTGGTCCACCGACATGCTGCCGTTTTTTCTAACCAGCAGACTCGGCCCATCCTTCGGCGCCTCTGCTATCGGCCTCCACGTCGTCAGGGAGCGGAGACGGGTGATTTCTTCGATGGCCTCACGCACTCGGTTCACATTGGCCATTACGC